GGGAGTGACGTCAAAACCGTCGAAATAGTGTTTGCCACAGCTCTCATAGAATCGGCCCTCGATAAACGTTTTTGAAGCGTTCGTCGTGAAGCCTAAGCCCGAGAGCACTTCGATAAGCCTAGAGGCGCACACGGAAGGGACGATTAAGTCATCTCCGTAGACACCTATAGGACCAGCTTGCTGCATCTCCGCTCTGACCACGGCCCAGCAAAGGGCGTAGAAGATAAGGGACTCCAACTCGAAAGTGAAGCCGTTACCCATTGCGGAGAACTTCGCGAGGTCATGCCAGCTGCCGTCAGGCAGCTGAACAGACTTAGTGCGAAGCGCGTCCATATGCTCAAACCAGTCATCTGGTAAGAGCTCACGGACAAGTCGTGATGATACGGTATCGGACGCATTCTCGAGGTCCAGAGTCGCCAATCCGCTAGCGTGCGCGCGAAGCGCAAGCTGCTGATTCCTTGTCTGGTCATTCAAGTCTACGCCGACGCGTCGCAGCCGCGTGCGAATCATCTTACCTAACCCCTTCTGGAGAAATAGATTCCCAGTGGGCTGGATATCGATGGTTCGCAGTCTGTTCCAATCCTTGGGCACCGTCGTGAGACGGCCCCCGCGGACTAAGGAAAACTCCGACGGCAGGGGGCTGCAATACCCCTCTACCGCTGTACCGAGCCGCGCCTGCATCCACAGAATGTCGCAAGACATCCAAGAACGCAGGTACGGGTATGCGGTTGGAGTGACGCTAAGAGCCTGTTCGCGTATTTTTATATCCAAGCGCGCATCGCGTCCCCGAAGGGACGACGTGGCGCCAGGACCCCAATCACAACCCCCAACAAAGTCAGGAAAGGAGAATTCACCGAGGATCTGCGTTATTTTTCGGCGAGCGAGGGCGAGAATGCCCTCACACCGGGGAATGATCCCACGCAGACGACGATTCGTCTCCATGACTCTGCTGTCAATAGCGCGAAAGCTATCGATAGCCAAACGCTCGAGCTGGGACTGCCGACTCTTGTCAGAAGCAGGAAGCTTCTTCATAAAGTTGTAGCAGCCGTAGTCAAGAGCGAAGACGGATGGATTGTCGTACTCACTACTCTTCGGGGCTGTGAGTGATCTCACAGCTTCCGGAGTAGTAAACTCCGTTAGAAGCTTTCTAGAGTACGGGGAGCCGACCGACTTGCAGATGATCGAAGCGAGGACTGCGGAGTTGTTCCGTCGCTTTATGCGATAGACAGCCATACAGACCTCAGTAGATCACTTGCAAGTCATCCCAGGCGGACACCACAAGGGCGTTCGCGAGGAGATTGGCCAGAAGGCTGCGGTCGTCCTTGCGTTCTTGCTTGAGCGAGCGCTCGGGCAGGTCGACAAGGACTTGGGCCACAACCTTATAGGCCAAGGTCGGGGGCGGTGTGATACCGGCCGAGTTGTTGCCCAGCGTCTCGAGCACAGGAAGTGCGACGGACAGCTGGAGCTTCGACAGGCCGTTCACCTTGCCGGACGCCGCCATGGCGCGCACCTGCTTATAGCCGATGCGCTTCGCGGATAGCGGTGTGACAGGTGCCGGAGTGGTCTGTTCAAACCACATGACACCTTTCTCGTCCTTCCCGATGGGAGTGAAGGTATGCGCGACGGGAGTCGCGGCGCCATCGTTGATCACGATGGGAGTTGCAGCGGGCATATGAGCTCCGTGAGATGTTTATCATCGAATCCGCCTGCTACCAGCGAGGGCGTCCCGTAAGGGTGTCCACGCAGATCGCAGAAGGGCTGCAGAGTCCGCCATTCGTTTGGCG